GTATGCTGCTCTGGACCCCCAACCATCTGCACAATCCGCTGGGTCTTTGCAGCAAAGGTAGGTTCGATCCCGCTGCTAACGTTGTCCAAGCACATGGATATAGTGCCGGTCGGAGCAATGCTAGTCAAATGGCTGTTGCGAATACCGTGCTCAGCTATAAGCTGCTGCACCTTTTGGCTGAGCCCCTGGATGAAGGGCCGCTCCAGATAATAGGCGGGATCATAGCCGGGAAAGGCCCCCTTCTCCTTTGCCAACATACAGCTCTGATAATAAGCCTCATTCTTCAACACCAACAGAACATCGTTAGTCAGGCCTATAAATTCCGTCGTCCCGTAGGGAAAGCCGCACGCCTCTACCGCATTTGCCAGCCCCATTACACCGAGGCCCATTCGCCTGGCCCTTACCGCTGCCTGTCGCTGCTCCGGTATCGGATAGAGTGCAACATCCACAACATTGTCCATTGCTCTTACAACAGGGCCAACGTCCTCTGCAAGGCGTAGGAGGTCTAAAGAATAACGGTCTTTCAGTGTAACCGGCCCCGAGATCGGCCTTAGGTACTTCACGAGATTGAAAGAACCTAGAAGACATGCGCCGAAAGGGGGAAGGGGCTGTTCTGAACATGGGTTTGTCGCTCCTATGGTCTCACAGTACTGCAGATTATTCCAGTGGTTGATGGCATCTATAAACACAACACCGGGCTCGCCCCAATCCCAGGTACTTCGCATAATAGTTTCCCATAGGGCTCGGGCATCTATAAACCTAAAAACACGACCTTCAAACTGCAAGGGAAAGTCCGTTCCCAGCTCTACGGCCTCCATAAAAGCATCTGTTATTGCAATACTCAGGTTAAACCTATTCAGCTTATTCCCGTTCTGCTTGGCATGTATGAACTCTTCGATGTCAGGATGATCGACGCGGAGGATGCCCATTTGTGCTCCGCGGCGCTCTCCGGTGCTGGATATGGTCGATCCGGCCGCGTCAAAGATGCCCATAAAAGCCACAGGGCCAGTACTATGACTATCCAAGCTGCGGACCAAAGAACCACGCGGGCGAAGAGTACTAAAATCGTAACCAATGCCGCCTCCCCTTCTCATAGTCTCAACGGCCTGGTCTAAGCGGTCCATGATGCTATCTGGACCTCTCAGCTTATCCTCAATCACCCCTGACACAAAGCAGTTATACGGAGTGACCTTCTTCGTCGACCCAATGCTAGACAGGATGCGCCCGCCAGGCGAGAAGCGTCCCTCTAGCATAAGAGATCGAAAGGCCCGAAAGTGACTATCGTTGTCAGCCAATCCCGCAGCGACTCGGTTACAGACCTCTCTATAGGTCTCACCATTCTGTGCGTATTTTTCCTTAAACAGGGACAGCGACGACGCAGTCTGTGGGCCAATCGACTGGGACATGGTACACTCCGTGTTAGGAAATGGCAGGATTGTGTTGGCTGAATGACGATTATATGTCCGGGTCTGTGGCCGAACAACAACAATCGTCAGAAAGGCCCAGAAAATGGGCCAAAAAATTTACTTTCGCCGTGTCAAGTCTGCAACAGGGAGGTTCCATGCGTCGCTCGGTTATAATTGGACTGGTCTTGGGGCTACTGGTCATCATTATCTTCAGTGCTATGGTAGGAGGCATAGTGAGCTTCTTCGACTATCTATGGAGCATAGTTATATGAACCGCTTCGAGCGGGAGCAGCTTCTAGCTGTAGCAGAGGAACTAGCCTCTCGCAGGGGGGAAGACCCCCTTATAGCGTATCCCCTACATGAAAAGCAGCGGGCTTTCGTCAACAGTGTATTGCAGCGCCGAGCTCAGGAGAACTGGTTTATCGCTGCCAACCGCTCGGGAAAGAGTGATGCCGGAGCTTATCTAGGAGCCACGCTGGCCAGGTTTGGGATGCCTGCCCAGGAAGGGGTCCGTGCTACATCAGGCTGGGTCTCTGCTTTGGATTTTCCAACATCCAGAGATGTCATCCAACCCAAGTACTTCAACAACGGCTTTGTTCCGCCGGGTCAGGTACACAAGCCCTTTATACCTGACCGTGAAATCGAGCAGTGGCGTGTAGACGATCAAATCCTCAAGCTCAAGAACGGCTCCATCATCGGCTTCAAGAGCGCTGATAGTGGTCGCAGGAAGTATCAGGGCTCCGAAAAAGACTGGTTCCACATGGACGAGGAGCATCCGTGGGAAATCTACGAGGAAGCAGTCATCAGAGTGGGGGCCAGGCCCCTTCTATTCTTCTGCACCGCGACCATTCTACCACCGGAGGGAATAAACACAACTACCTCATGGGTATTCAGCAAGATAATCCAACCCTTCAAAGATGGCACCCTCAAGCACGCCATGGTCTATGGAGCCTCCATCTATGACAATCCAGGCATATCCCGTGACGAGATTACCCGTCTGGAGGCAATATATCCCTTGGGATCGCTATCTAGACGCATCCGCCTGGAAGGGGAATGGCTTCCTGGCATCGGAGGTGCCCGAGCTTACGGGTCTTTTGACCGTCAGTTGCATGTTCGGGAGCAGCCTGAGGTCGCCATTAGGCGTCCGCTATGTTGGACCTGGGATTTTAACGTCGAACCTATGGTCAGCCTGGTCGGACAGATGGACGGCTCGATCTATCGCATTCACAAGGAGCTAATCTTGGACGAAGGAAGCATTCCGGAGATGTGCGAGATGTTCAAGCACAACTTTCCAACGCATGAGGCCGAGATTTGGCTCTATGGCGATGCCTCTGGAGAGCGTCGAACAGGTCAAACTGGCAAAAGCGACTACTTTATCGTCATGCAGGAGATGCGGAACTTCAACCTACCCATCAAAATGAGGGTTCCCCCTGATAATCCTCGCATTCCTGACCGGGTAAACAGTGTAAATCGCCTATGTAAGGACGAAAAGGGCCTAATCAGGCTGTCAATCGACCCAACTTGCACCGAACTGATAACTGACCTCGAAGGGGTGCTTCGGGACCAAAAAGGAGGTATTTTCAAGACCAGAAACAAGAAAGACCCCTATTTTCGGCGCACCCACACCAGCGATGCCCTCGGATATTGGCTATCTTTCGAGGAACCTGTAAGGCCTCCTTCGCAGCATATAAGGTCTGGCGTCACAGTAGGAGCACCTGGCTATGCCTTCGGAAGACGGTGACTATCTCCAGAGGGCACATGGCCGCGTAGATACCCCCAGGAGACGCTGCAAAGTATGCCATATCCCCATGAACTCTGATGCAGAAAATCGCCTTGGGGTCCATGTTCGTTGCGTGTATGATGTAACCGCTAAGAGAAAGAAGTACACAATCCCAGGACCTCGATATGGCAGAGCCCGCAGTCAAGGGTAAGCAGCCGGGAGATGACATCCCGATAGGGGACGACGAGGGCCTAACTGTCATCCAGGCCGTCAGGGCGTGCTTCAACGAGGCTGAGGAAGCTAAGCTCAGTCGACTGCAGCAAAACAAGATCAATCGGGATGCCTACTTTGGTCGGCAGGACTGGTCTCACAAGCAGGAAGGACAATCCACTGAATTTCTACCTAAGGTTTCGACCTCCGTAGAACAGATGACTGCCTTCATAAAGCGTGGCCTGATGAAGTTCGGCGACTGGTATTCAGTCGACCTCGCTCGAGATATATCCCAGGTCATATCTGGCCAGCAGGTCAGATCGATTATGAATTGCTTCTTGGACGATCTGTGGCAAAGCAACAACGTAACCACCAAGGTTCCCCTAGTCATAGCCGACTGCGTCAAGAATGGCCTCCTCGAAAGCCTTATGATCGTCAAGGTCCACGGCGGTATGATGGCTACGCGCCGATACAACTACGAGCGTGGTCAGATGGAGACGCCCCCCGAAGGGGGCCAGCCCGAGCAGATACACACCCTACAAATGGAGGAAGCTAAGGAGTGGAAACTTCGCATAGATATGATCCGCTCCGAAGACTACTACCCTGATCCAACGGGCAACGGCCTCTATGAAATCCACCGCGTCGAGAAGGACCTGCACGAAGTCCTGGAAGCGGCCGATGAAGGTCTGTATGATGCAAAAGCAGTGGAACAGCTCGTAGACACAATGTTCCCCCGCGCTGAGGACGAAGAGCGCTCTGACAAGGACCGCAACCAGAACGACACAACCACACCGGCCTTTCGCAAGAAGGTCGTCCTGGACGAGTTCTGGGGAACCCTGCTGAACCAAGACGGTACTGTTGCCCACCGCAACTGCGTCTGCACAGTGGCTGACGACAAGTATCTGATCCGTCCGCCAGAAGACAACCCGTTCTGGCACCAGGAGAGTCCCTTCATAGCGGTGCCCCTGGTTAGGGTGCCCTGGTCAGTCTGGCATAAAGCTCTCTACGATGACGCTAGCAGCCTGAACCTCGCCCTAAACGAGATGTTCAACCTGATGCTTGATGGCGGACTGGCCGCTGTGTGGGGTATCAAGCAGCTTCGCATTGAAGACTTGGAAGACCCCAACCAGGTCGCTGGTGGTGTACGGCAGGGCATGACCTTAGCCGTCAAGCAAACACTGCCCCATAATGCTCAGGTCATGGAACAGGTCGGAACTGGCAATGTTCCGCAAGATGCAATGGCTGTCTTTTCTGCCCTGGACAGAGAGTTCACCCAGGCTGCCCTGACCAACGAGTTAAAGCTAGGCTCGCTACCACCAAAGCAGGTCCGTGCTACCGAGGTGGTTGAGGCCTCTCAGTCGCAGGCCGTGACCCTGGATGGCCTCACTGCCGATATCGAAACCAGCTTCATCCAGACCCTCCTGCACAAGGCCTGGCTGACGATCCTGCAGAACGCAGACGACATACCGCCCGACGTGATGCCGAGTGTTGTTGACAAGTCCGTGGCTCTATTATTAATGCGTGCGAGCCCGGAGGAACGATTTGCCATGTTTGCGGGCAAATCCAAGTTCAAAGTCTTCGGCTTGTCGGGCACAATGGCGAAGGCCCTCGACTTCCAGAAGATGATGTCTATGATGCAAGCTGTTCAGATGAACCCAATGCTCTTCCAGGCCTTCATGGTCCGGTTCTCGCCAGACAAGGCCCTGCGGTTTATCATGAACCGTCTGAACATAAATCCAGACGATCTAGAAAAGGACCAGGAAGAGCTCAAGCAGGCCGCTGAGGAGATGCAGCGTACTGCGGCAGCTGCTCAGATGCTTCAGCCCAATCAGCCCGGTCAGTCAGCTCCCGGAGCCGAAGCTAAGGGTGGTCCCCCTGTAGGGGGCGGCTCCCAGGTTCCGGCCGAGGTCAATCAGCTGACCAACCCAACATCAGGACTTCCCCCCAATGCCTAGCCCCGCCGCTTTCATCTCCGTATACAACGTTCCTGGCATGTCTGCCAAGGGACTTCGTGGTGTTGTAGCTTGGCTTCGTAGGCAGGCTGACTATATACAGAAGCATCCGCATGAGTTCTCCGATACCACCTACGAAGCTGCTTATGAGTATCAACCGGATATTTATAGAGCCCCTCCAAAGAGAGCAAGGCAGTGGGGAGACTATAAAGAAGGCAACACCTGGGGAGGCTATGGCGCAGACAAGAAGAAAGTCGCCAAGAAGCCCCCAGCCGCCAAGCGAAAGAAGGCTAAGAAGAAACCAAAGAAGCGGAGGACATATTACTAATGGCTCGACAAGCAGTGAAACATCAATCTGGCGCAGCTAGCCACGACAACCATATGCCTGTGATAGCTGATAGCGATGTACCAGGAGGCGGCATGTCTGCATCTGAAAACAGAATGGTCAATCATAAGGGGCGGACCTTAGGAAACTATGGCTCCCCGAAGGCTACCACTGATGGCAAGGATACCAGCAAGAACGCCAAGAACAAGATCAGCGGCCCGGCTGGTCTACTGACCAAGGAGCAATCTCCCACAAGCTGGCCTCAGAGCCGCAACAGGGGGAAACACTACAAGTGAGGAACGGCCGTTCCGAAGAGACCCTAATCAGCGAGCTAATGCACAACGCTCAGGCGTCTGGCAATAGAACACTAGAGCGTCGCATGGCTGATCTGACGGTCTGGTTCTACAAGAACCGCGACAGGATACCCCGAGATAATCTGGCCAGCCGCCAGGCC